TGATCTCTGGTACGGAACCTCCGGTCCGAGGAATGCCGAGATTGTCCTGGTAGGTGAGTCTTGGGGGGCGGAGGAGGAGATGCTCTCCCGTCCCTTCCAAGGCCCTTCTGGAAAAGAACTCGATCGAATACTGATGGAAGCGGGCCTCGAGCGCCGTCAAATCTTCTGCACCAACGTCATCGCTCAAAAACCAAAAGGAAACGACACATGGCGCTTCTTCAACACCTACTCAAAATCTCAGCCGAGCTTGAGGGGTCTTCACCCCACACCATTAGTCATGGCCGAGTTAGATCGCTTATATCGTCAGATAAGCGAAATACGTCCAAGACTTGTGATTGTCTGTGGGAATTACGCTCTATGGGCCTTAACGGAATGCGCCTCCGTTTCGTCGGAATCAACGGGAGATGGTGCAACCGTTCGTGTGCCTGCAGGGATCTCGTCATGGCGCGGCTCCATGCTCTACCCCTCCTCCTCGATACCCGTGCCGAAAATCCCACTCCTCCCGATCTTCCATCCCGCCGCAATTCTTCAACAATGGTACCTCAGAGCCCCCACACTCCACGACCTCAGAGTCCGCGTGAAGGCAGCACTCGCTAACGATTGGCGGCCTCTCGCCTCTCCGACTATCCTTGCTCCCCCGGAGTTCCATCAAGCAACCTATATCCTCGAAAACTGGCTCCAGAGAGCGAAGACTGAGAGAATCAGGATCGCAAATGACATCGAAACATCCCGTAGGCTCATCACCTGCATCGGCTTCGCCGACGGAGGGTTCTCAACCCCCTCCGCCCTTGCTCTCGTCATCCCCTTCGTCCGACTCCTCCCTCAACGCCGGTTCGAATCCTTCTGGCCTCCCGACCAAGAAGCGATCCTTCTCCGTCTCATGCAGCGACTCCTTCAGCATCCAAATATCCTGGTCGAAGGTCAGAACTACCTCTACGACACCCAATACATCCAGCACTGGCTCGGTGTTAGTCCCAAGTTGGACTTCGATACGATGTCGGCACATCACCTTCTGTTTCCGGGGACGCCGAAGGGATTGGACTACCTATCATCTCTCTACTGTCGCTACCATTGGTATTGGAAAGATGACAATAAAGACTGGGACCTCAAAGCCGACGAGCGAACCCACCTCGAATATAACGGAGTCGACTGCCTGCGGACCTACGAATGCGCCACCGCACTCCGTGCGCTGGTTGAGCGAATGGGAATGAGAGAACTTTGGGAGTGGGAGAAGCAGAAGATGGCGCTGGCCCTTCGTATGATGAATCGAGGGATCAATATTGACAAACAACGAAGATCCCAGGTCGGCTTCGAACTCGCCGCGGCGCTCGGCACCATTCACAACCGCCTCCACTACATCATCCCCCGCGACATCGTCAAGCCCGGCGCCCCCTGGTGGACCTCGCCCATCCAGCAACGCACACTCTTCTACGAAATCCTCGGGATGGAGGGGCAGCGCCATCGGAAGACGGGCCGACCTACCGTAGACGACAAAGCCATGAAGGTTCTGAAGAGGAAAAACCCCGAGTTTTCCAGGATCTTCGACCTCCTCGAACAAGCCCGGAGTATCGGCGTCTTCTCCTCAACTTTCATTGGAGCGGAACTCGACCCCGATGGGCGGATGCGCTGCTCGTTCAACACGAGTGGAACTGAAACCTTTCGGTGGTCGAGTTCCTCGAACGCCTTCGGACGAGGCACAAATCTTCAAAATGTTCCAAAGGGAGAGGAAGAATGAGAGTCGATCGTGCCCACCCTCGAGCCTGCCTGCCAGCGCCGGAGGGGCTCTACTCCTACATCATCTTCTCCTTCTGCCTTTCGGAGAGCAACCATGAAATCAAAAAGCTCCTCTCGCCCCATTCGACAATTCCTATCCGATCTGGGATTCATATCACTCTTGATCCTGGACGGGTTGGTTTGGTTCTGTCTCGGGAGTCCCTGGCGAGTAGTGGTGTATTCGTCGCTGATAGCCCTCATCTTATTAATTCTAATCACGAGCTAATTGTCCTCCTCCACAATGGGAATGACGACGCCCGCTATATCGAGCATGGTGTGCCCATCGCCACTCTCATCTTCCTCCCCTACCGTCTGTGAAAGGATCTCGGCATGATCAACCTTCCTCTCTCCCCCAAACAAGTCAGAGCCCTCGACGGCCTCGTTAGAGCCCACTCCGTTAAAGCCTTCCTCTGCAGTAGCTGCAACCACGTCCACGTCGTTCTTCTCGATGATGAAGGAATGCCCTATGCATATTTCACAGTCCCAGAAGGACGAGGGCCCGACGGCAACACCTTCCTCGGAAATATCGCCCAGCTCCGACTCGTCGCAAAGAATCGTCCTTCCGAATGTTAGGAAGCTCTTCATTCCCGATCCTGGCTATGTGATGATCGACGCCGATCTAACCGGCGCCGACGCCCTCGTTGTGGCTGCTGAGAGTAACGATCAACTTCTGATCGATCAGATCCTGAGCGGTTATGACCTCCACACGGAGAACGCGAATGAGCTTTTTGGCCCGGAGTTTTCTGGGCTGCCACTTAAGCATCCCAGACGCCACACCATCCGACAGCAGCTCAAGTCGGGGGTTCATGGAACAAACTACGGCGCCGCGGCGCGCACCCTCGCCGTCACCTTTGGCTGGCGAGTTGCAATGGCTGAACGTTTCCAGCTTAACTGGTTTCGTAAACACCCCGGCATCAGGGACTGGCACCACCGGGTCCAAGCAGACCTGAAAGCGAAACGCTCCGTATCCAACAAATTCGGCTACCGCATCATCTACTTCGACCGCCTCGACTCTCTATTCACCCAAGCTCTCGCCTGGATCCCTCAGGGGACAGTGGCTGAGGTGTGTTTCCGCGGCGCCCTCAACCTCGAGCAGACCTGCCCCTGGGTCGAGATGCTCTTACAAGTTCACGACTCCCTCGTCTTCCAAATCCCCTCCCACCGCTTCGATCCAAGGACTCTCGACGTGATTAGAAGGGCACTCGACATCCCCGTTCCCTATCCCACCCCCCTTCATATCCCCTGGAAGATCTCTGCATCATCCATCTCTTGGGGAGATTGTGAGGAAGTGAAATGAAATGAGGGCGTGGCATGGCCCAACGCTATTTCTCAAACTGGCTCAAGGCCTATATGGAGTACACGAGTGACACCGAGAGTCCCTTCGCTTTCCACTTCTGGACCGGCGTGAGCACCATAGCCGGTGCTCTGAGGAGGCGCGTATGGATCAACATGAGGAAGTTCCAGTGGACCCCGAACTTCTACATAATCCTCGTGGGGCCTCCTGGCATAGCTACGAAATCCACATCGATCTCAATCGGGCTGAAATTACTATCCGCCGTCCCGGATATACGCTTTGGTCCGGAAAGTCTGACTTGGCAGGCCCTCGCCAACTCTCTAGCGGAATCTACGGTTTATGTAAAATACTCATCACAAACGGGGGAAGAGCTTGTTTCTCCCATGTCGGCCGTGACCGTTTCGGTTGGAGAACTTGGGACATTTCTAACGATGAAAGACGACAAGTTCGTATCCTTTTTGATACGCGTATGGGAAGGGCAAGAGGACAAGTTCCTTCATCGAACCCAGTCGAGGGGGGAGATCGAGGTCCTCAACCCCTGGCTGAACGTGATAGGGGCCACGACTCCCGCATGGATGAAGGCAAACTTTCCCGACTATATGATCGGTGGAGGTCTCACCTCCCGCGTTGTCTTCGTCTATGGAGATAAGAAACGTGTCCTTATTCCCTATCCCGATGAAGTCATGCCCGATGCTCGACACGAGGCTATGCGACTCGCTCTTATCGCTGATCTTACAGCAATCTCCCACCTTGCAGGACCTTACGAACTGGTCGAGGATGCTCGGAGGTGGGGGCGTACTTGGTATAATGACTTGTATGACGGAGGACGACCACTTCACATGGAGAGTGATAGATACTCAGGATATTTGGCCCGAAAACAAACCCATATCCATAAGCTCGCAATCATCATCGCCGCGGCGCAGCGGGACAAGCTCTTAATCGAGCGTCAGGATCTAATGGAAGCCGAGGCCCTCATCACCTCCATCGAACCCGACATGATGAAGGTATTCGAAAGCATCGGAGTAGTGGATGAAGCGAAGCACATTGCAGAGATAGTCGCCATCATCCGTGCGAGTGGGTGGCATACCTCAGACGACCTCTGGACTCACTGCGTGAAAATAATGCCGATGAGGCAATTCGAGGAAGCGATCCGCGCTGCGGTTCGAGGGGGCCTCCTGAAGATCACCCAGAGGGAAGGTCGTCCAGGGCTCGAGCTGGCCCCGAGGTTGGGAGGAAATGGGGCGGTATAGCGTGGCTATTTCGCCCCATTTCACCTCACCGTCTGCCTCGCCACACTGTCGGCGCTCGGGAACAATCGTTGGATCGATCGAAGAAGCGGCATCTCCTTCGGCGGCGCCGTCCCCCTCTCACGCTCCATCTTCACCTCCATCTTCCTCTTAATCATCGCGTCGATCCCCTCCCCCGTAATTGCAACCATCGGCTTCATCTCCGCCGGGAGAGTGGCGTTGAACTCCCTAATCGCCCCCATCACGCGCTTCCTCGCATCCCCGTCCTGCGTCTTCACAGTCTGCCAGAACTGCTCCATAATCCCCTGCTTCTTCAGCTCCCAGAACTGTTTCCGATCCTCCATCATGGTTCGCATTTCGTATTGCGCCGTGAGCCGGGTGGGATTATAACCCGCAGCGCGTGCAAGGATCTCCATCATCTGCGTAGTATCGTGTGGGTCGAACTTCACAACAGGGTTCCCACTCTGGTCCCTTTCCATCCCCTCCCTATACCAACGAAAAGCTCGCGATGCATTGAGCATCGCATGAGGCATCACCCTTTCCCATCGCTTTGCGTCTGTCCAATCCAGCTTCGAAGCGATAAGGAAGTTATACAAATCCGCCCCGAAGCCGAAGGCCGCACCCGCCGCGTCCTGCTCAATTCGCGCCAGCGCCCTCTGCGGATCCTTCTTCGGGCCGAGCTGTTCGAGGGGCAGGAAAGACAGCACATCCCCCACCCCGATCGCCGAGGAGCGATCGAGGTTAGGATACGGCACATGTCCCATCGCGTCCAGCACCTGCGGGATGCCCATACTATTCCTCGACAGCCCATGAAGCAGGATGTCCGGATCTACACGGCCATCAAACGTAGACTCCACCCACTCTCGGATTTCTTTCTCAATATCCCAATCCTTCCCAAAAAGCTGCCACCCTACCGCCTTCAACAATCCCTTGATATCCTGAGCAAACGGCAGCCCAGCCATCCCCGCCATTGCCGACATCACCAAAAGCGACCTAACCGCCACACTTGGATAGTTCCAGAGCATGAATAGCATGTTCTGCTTCCAGAACTGGAACATGAATAGGGATGACCTCACACCTCCCCACATGAACTGCGGCCGCGCCCACCTCTGGTATGTGAAGTGGGTTTGATCGACAGTATGCATTCCAGCGAGGACTGCTCGAGCTTCATCTCTCGTATAGCCCTTGTTTATCAGATCCTCGTACGTTTGCGGATACGCCTGCTCTACCCGATCTAGATATTTCGCCGAGGGGTTCTCAAGGGCGAGCTGAGACGCCGCGTCGTAGGCTGTCTTTCTGTTAAACGAATCTGCGAGATGCAACAGCGTCCCTGCTGTCTCCTGCCATTTATTATAAGCCGCCTCCAGCTTATTCCCCCCGAAGGAAGGCGGCAGATTTCTATCCTCGCTCATCCCTGCGAGCGCCGGCGCAGCGCCCGCATCCAGCGCTCCCAGCCTCTGACCCTCTCTCGTCAGCCGAAGCTCTGAGGCCGTCGATGCCTTTACCTTATCCGAGCTATAATAGTTCTTCGTCCTCAGCATCGCCTTCGATACTGCGAGCACTCCCTTGCCATTCCCGAAGTGCGCCTCGAGCCACGGTATGGTGCCCAACGGCGTCTGGGTGAGGTAGAGAGAGGCTGTTGTGGGAGAGAAGCCCAACCGCATGTTGAAAATCAAGCCCCGCAGCGCCGCGAAATCCGATTTCGGATCCATGACATAGTCACGATGCTTCGCCATGAAATTCGCCATATCATCAATCTTATCCGAGTTCTCTCGATTAAACCTCTCCATTCTCAGAGACCTAATATTCTCGTTGAACTGATCAATCCACTTTGCTCTAGCAAAATACCTCCCAGAATGAAAGAAGAATTTTGCATAGCTCCTCATCAGCATCTTCGCATCCATGGGATCCTGATATGCAGGATCCACAAGATGCTCATACTTCAAAAGCTTCATCGCGCCGCGTTGGCTCTGGGAGAGTTTGAAATCCCCCTTCTCATACGTATCCAGCAACTGCTGAGGAAGATTAAACATCGGCTCCGTGTCTTTGTTGAACTTCCCTCTCGAAATCTTTTCATCCGGCTTAATCTGCCCTTCCATCTTATTCGCCCAGGCATCCCTCTGCTTCTCCGTATCGAAGCGTCGGAAACCCGTCGGTTCACCATTCCTGTGAATAAGGGCGTTGAACATCCCCCTCCGGGTGATTGGGAAATAAGGCCTCGACTTAATGGTCGCGATCGCGTCCTTAGCGTTCTGCAGCGCCTCCGCCTGCGCCTGCGGGTCCGAGATCTTCATGGCCTTCTGCTCGAGGTGGAGCTGTATCTGATCCAACCTCGTGCCCAGATCCGCAACCATCTTTTTGAAGACGTTCAGCCCCTGCTCCGAGACCCCATTATCCCTCACCATCTTTTCAAATTCATCCCTCGACGGATGCCGCTGGATATTCAGAGCAATCTCATCCGGAGTCCGATAGCGCATATTTCCCCATTGATCCATCAGCTTCGCGACCGCTTCCGCCTGCGGTCCCCCGAGCCTTCGAAACATATGCGCCGTCGACAACCACAAATCCGCATCGTTCCTCAGCTCGATATTAAAGAACTTCATTCCCTCGACTTGCTTCTGAAGCTGTTTGACGTGCGGGTTCATCTCTGCGAGCTGGGGAAGGCTAGTCATCCATCGATAGAATCCATTCATCCGGTCAGCATGTCCGGCGAACGCCGCGGCGCCCTCGACCTTCAGTCCCTCGATCTCCCTCGAAGCATTCGCCAGAATATCTCTCCCCTGCACACTCGTGATATGCAAAGGAACAGCCGACACTTCCGGCGTCCCATCCCTGATAAACGCTTGCTTCGAATCCTGGATGGTCCGGAGCTGATACTCCCCATACACATCCGCTCCAAATGGCTCCGCGTCGCTCAGATGGGAATCCAACCACCCCTTCATCACATCCGAAGGATTCGCATTCTTAATTCCAAACCTCCCGAGCATCTGCTCATGAACCCACCTCACCGCCTTCCCAATGCCCTGGATCGACCGCTCGAGAAGCCCCATCGGCTTCGCCGAGGTCGTGGCCCATCGAGCAACCTGATCTGCGAACCATTCTTTGAAGCTGAGCCAATACTCCTGGTCTTTTGGTGTCAAGCTCAGCATCGGATCTTTATTGAAGCTCTCGAAATCCGACAGCACCGTCATGGGAGACTTCGACAGGATCATCTCACTATACGTCCCCCTCTCCGCCTGCTGTCGCCATCTATCATGCTCCGCTCTAATTATCGCCTTAACGGATGGAGGCATTCTCTCAAACAAATCCCTCTCGACCGCATGCCCCATCTCATGAGCCAGAACCCCCACTATGCCAGGAATATCTCCCTCACTAAACTCATCCATGTGGATGGAGATATGATATCCCGTCGCGTCCGTCCACTGCGCTCCTCGAGTCCTCTTGAACCCTGCGGAGATCATGGAAGCCGGCTGCGCCCTCGTGAAGCTTATGGTAACTGGCTTCGAAATCCCCAGCCTCTTCCCAATATCCCTCACGACGGCGCCCATCCTCGACAGCGTCTCGGGGTTGAAGTTCCTTTCCACCCCCCTCTCGATCCTGATTGTGTCCCGGGTAATTGGAGCAGCCATAACCGGACTACCCTGCCTCACCCGGCTCCCCGCGGCTGGGCTCACATCAATATAATGCGAACTTAGATTATCTCTGAACAGTCTCACAAATCCGTCGTCGACGCCGTGCATAATGGCTGTGTTGCCTGCAATAGTGGGCAATATCTCATCGTAGAATTTGATCGCATTCTCCATGAATGACATAGCTCGAGGATGATCGAGCGGAATATACTGCGAGACCGCATATCTTTCTGCTAGAGCATCCCCAGTGGGCCACGTTACCCTATCATACCCCTCGTCCGCTGCTACCCTCAACATCCTCTTGAACACCACCTCCGGAAACTTCGTTCCAAAGGGGAGTTCTCCGAGCCTCTCCGGCGGCCGGATTTCCTCGATGTGGAGGACATGTTTCCCATCCACATCAATCCTATCTGATGTCCTAACGACGGCAACTGTCTCCGGAGTCAGCCGTCCATTCAACGGTTTCCAGTAAAGATTCCGCTCTGCATGGTTTGTGTACGGTCCAGGAGACACACGATGGGCTATCGTGACTGGCAGGTACGTAGTATGATCCACAATCTGCTGCTGCCCCAGATGTGCGAGAAGATCTCCCTTCTTAATCTTCCCATACTTATCTGCGAGCCAGGAGGGAAGATCCAAAACCCCCGTCGGATGCTCACGTATGAAGGCTGAGTTATCCTGAAGGAATCTCGACCACTCGGGTCCAGTAGCTGACGCCGGACCATAGTGGTGAATATCATTCGCCAGATCTCGATAGAATTCCTTCCTGTCCATTCCGCCGAGAGTCCGCTCTCCTCTCTCCCCCTCAATCTCCCTTTGCGCCTCAGGTGGAACTTCCTTCGGTTTCCCTACTCCCTTCCGAGACACCTTCACCTCATACGCCCAATCTCTACTCCCCCCTCCAGGAATATTAGTCAGATCCTTCGAGAGCCATTCCTCCTCACTTAGCCCCGTTAGCTCTTTCGCCGAAGGAGCTTTCCCTCCCTCCGCTTTCCCTCCTAACCCTTTCCCCCTCTTCGGTCGAGGAGCCGGTGCTGCAGCTTGCGGAGGCGCTGCTTCCTCTCCCACCGCTTGAGCTTTCGCCATCTCTTCCGGCGTGGCTTCAGCCATGACTTGCCGGTGTCCGAATGGATTTTTCGGGCCAACTACACCCTCCTTTTCCATCCGATCAAGCATTCCCTGTGCATCGTCTCGAGAAACACCATACCCTTCATTCACCAATTGCTGTTGAATGTCGGAAGGCGTGACCGTCCCTCCTTTCTGTTTCGTCAAATCAACCGCACGATCGTACAAATCACCCCCCTCCGGCTCCGAAGGAACTTCGACTTTCTTCTTCTCCGGCGCTTCCGCCGGCGCCGCCTCTTCCTTCAAAACCGTCCTCTTCCCTCTCGAATCCGGAGGGCTGACAATTCCTTCCTTCTCCATCCGGTCGATGATATTAGCCGCCGCACCATACCTCAACCCCAGCTGCCGCTGGATCACACTTGTTCCGACGGTCTCCCTTCCTTGAACAAAATCAACTGCGTCTTTATAGGCCTGTTCCTCCTCCTCCGGAGTTTTGATTTCCTTGATCTTCTTCGGGGTTACTTTTTCTTCCGTAGCCTGGCCCTTCTCAGCCTCCTTCGCCTGTTTTTCATCATACACATCGGCCGTAGGACCCACCGGAGGCGGCTCCTTCCCTTGTGAAGTAGCAGCCTCAAACGCCTCTCCCGCTGTTTTTGGAGTAGCTGCCGTCTGCGCCTCAGGTGGGACACCCCTTCCATACAATCCCCGAGCGATCTTCCCTCCCACATAATGGGAGCCGAAGAGCATCCCCCCAGTCCCCGCTCCCATTATGGCTGAGGTGAAAATATCCCCCGGATCAATATCCTTGCCTTCAGCGACAGCTGTAGCTGCCGTCTGAGCACCCATGAGAGCCGGCTGCACAACACCGATTTGTGTCAACATCTCCATAACGGGGCGCCGGAGGACCTTAGCGATCTCCCCATTCGCCATCGCTTGCGACTCTTTGCCGAAGAAGGAGATTCCAGGCACCAAGCCCATCGTAGCGCCGAACGCGCCCGCGATTCCACTGTCCACGATCGCCCTCGTCGTAGCATCCTTATCACTCAGACCTTCCGCCTTCGCTCTCTGATACGCCGGAACGAGATCCTGCACAAAGCTCCCGACCCCGAACCCTGCAGCGCCGCCTGCAAGTGCGCCCGCCGGACCACCAACGGCCCCGCCTCCAACTATTCCCAAGCCTCCTAGAGCCGCCGAGGGCGCCGACTCCCCCGCTCCCGACATCAGCTGCACGGCCCACCATTGCGGATCTGACCACCCTTCCCCAATACGTGTTTTCAACAACTTCGAAACCTTATCCTGAGTTTCCGGCGGCGCGTTCGCAAAATCCGCCAGCTTCGTCCCAGGCATCATTGCCTGAATACCCTGACCGAATGCTGTCGTTCCCTGTCCCATTCCTCTGAACAACGCAGTCGTCGCGAGCCGGAAGATTCCCGGATCGCTACTATCATCTGAACTCTTAGGAAGCCCTGAGGGCCTCGTCGGCTCCGGCCAGTCGTAGCCAGCATCTCGGAACGCCCTTCGCATCCGGATCATATCCGGCTGTTGCTGGCGCATCCCCGCCCAATCGCCGGTATCCTTCTGCATATAATCATGCATCCGGTTATAACGGCTTTGCGCTTCCTCCAGAGAATTATATGAAGGGAAGCTATCTAGCCCCTCCTTCTGCGCCCGCGCGAACGCCTGATCCGTCGACAGATGCTGGCCATCCCACACTGTGGGGATATTGTACGTCTTATTATCCACCCCCACTGTGGCCTGGGAGAGGCTCGACCTCGTCCCATCTTCATTATCCACCCCTCCCGAACCCCACAAATTCTTCAAATGCCTTTCATAAAAGGACTTTTCCTGCGGGTTCATTTTGAGATCTTTATCCGCCTCGTCGATATGCGGCGAAGGCGGGGTATAGCCCGAATCCGCGAGGTCTTTGTAGAGCTGCATGTCGTCCATGTCAGTGGTTCAGCATACTCCGAGTGACCTGGTTCCAATCGAAGGAGGAGGTGGGAATCGGGCCTCTCTGTTGACCGATGAGGGTGGGCATCAAGAGCGCGCCAAGGTCATTTCTTGGAATGGGAGGAATGGCGCCCGGACGCGCGTCGCGCTGCTGATCGTACCCGCTGCCTGTTTCCTCCTGACCCGTGAAAGGGGGGTTATACATATCCCCTTTCTGCTGAGGAAACTGGGCATCATATGTGCCAGCCATTGGAGGACCTGGCGGCCCTCCATCAGCTGGTTGGTAGCCAGGAGGGCTCGGGCCCTGTCCAGGCGCCGGCGGTCCTGCAGGGCCCGGTCCCATCGGAGCCGAGGGCGGACCCACTCCCGTCTGTGCCTGTCCCATCTGGTTTCCTTGAAGGGAGGCCAACAGCGCCATCAACTGCGGGTTCATACGGGCATCCCTCCCGGCATCGGTCCGCTAGGAGCCAGGCCCATCATAGCGAGGAGAGGGGCCATCTGCTGCGGGTTCATCTGACCCGCGCCGGGGCGCGGAACGGGCGCTGGAGGCGGCGTCGGAGCGACCGCAGGCCGGTTCATTGCTTGGAACTGCTGTTGGGCAGGATTCTGCTGCCCTCCCTGCGCTCCCATCTTCTCGACCTGAGTGGCCTGTTCCCGTAGGTTCTTACCGATCTTGTCCCGCATGGCCTGATCTTGCTCCGCTGGACTCAGCTGAGGAAGGCCTCCAGGTTGCCCAGCGGCGGCCTGTCCTGCCGCAGCGCCCGCCGCGGGCGCCCCGGCGCTCCCAGGCATCATCCCACCTAGCATCATTGAGAGTGTCATCGGATCCATTTACGTACCTCCTCCTGTCTTTCCTAACGGCTTCAATCCAAGCCGGATGCGAAGGGCATCTGGATCTGTGATGTTGTACTGGTCCATGAAGGTTTTGAAGAGCCTCTCCGGATCCCCTCCACCCTTCTGGACCGCCGCGGACATTCCAGGCCTCGAGAATAGCTGAGTCGAGGATATGGTTTCCTTCTGAGCAGGTCCACCTCGTTGTCCCCGCCACCCTGGGTAGTATTGTTCGAAGGACATGAGAGGTTCGTTCGGGTCCCGCAGAGGATTTGTTCGATATTTCTCGTAATCCCTCCGCGCCGTGAGTTCCGTCGCCGCCTCTTTCTCCCTCTCCCTTGCATCAGCCTCCGCCTTCCGCTGCTCGAGCATTGCAGCCTTCATCTGAGTCATTTCGCCTTCATGAGCAGCCTGTTGTCTCGCCCGCTCTGCTTGAGCTTGCTGGAGTTCGCCCTTTTGCTCGAGAGCTTGTTGCTCCCTCTCTTGCTTCTGGACCGAAGCCGCTGCCTCCCCTGCGTGGCCCAACGCAAATCCAGCTTGCCACAGTCCACTCATCCCCGCCATGGGAGTGAGCATCCCAATTCCAAACTGCATCAGCGCGGCGCGGTTGGACGGGTTATCCATCCATGTGTTCCACCGTCCCGCGAGATCCATCATACCCCCGCCAGCGCGAGAAGGCTGATTTTGCTGGGTCGGTTGGCTCTCTGGAACCGGGCCCTCTTCGTCGTCCTGATCGGCCATCATGGCCTCCCTAAGCGAACTTCTTTCCCCTCAATGCTTCACCAAGACGGAAAGTAGCTGATGGATGGCTCGCGGCGAATATATCCTTCAGAAGATCCCCCGCCGTGTTCGAACGCAACCACGCCGCGTTTGGGTGGAATGGCGGAGGGTTCGTGATATGGGGCTGCGGGATGTTCGGGGTGATCGCGTGGAGGCCCGCGAGCGCCTTCGCGAGGCTATCACTCTGTTTCTTGTCGGGCTTCTCTGGTGGCGCCGCCGCAGCGTCTTTCGCCGCTTGTAGCACAGTGTGAGAATTGTCCTCGACAGACGCCGGTTCTGGAACATTCAAATTTCCCGGCTTCTCGCTCGTATCTGGCTCGGGCGCGGCGCCCGTAGCTGCCGCGGCCTCTGGAGCCGGCGTGGGCGCCACCCTCACCGTTTTCACACGATGGGCAGGGATGGGCGCCGTGTCCGGCAGTGCTCCCACTCTGCTTTCATCCTTCCTAGATGGCTCGGGAACGTTGATGTCTCCTGTCCCCTCCGCTGGATACGGTCCAGGACGCTGCGGGCGAAGCATAGCACCCAAATCCGGTCGGGGAAGGGTGAAAGGTCCACGATCGGGGATCTGTTCTCGTGGAATCCCCTCGCCGAAAGCGCCTGGAGTGCGAGGAGGCTCCACGCCCTCGGGATATGCGCCCTCGATACTCTGCTGAGAAGTCTGCTCCGGCGCCTGGGGGGATACGTTGCCCTCGGGCGCTGCGACGGGCGACGCGGCCCAAGCAGGAGACGGCTGTTCACCTCCTAGACCGCCCGAAGGCGGGCGCTGCTGATGCCCCGGCGGCCTCGGCGTCATATCCCAATTCGGAGTGAGCACTTTGCCCAAATTGCGGAAATCCTGCGCCGGGGTTATGTCTGGAATGTGATGCGGACTTCCCTTCCCTGCGTCTGTTGCCACATCTGTGTCAGCCTGAGCAAAAGCCTTTCCCAGGCTGCGGCGCACTTCGCCCTCGGAAGGCGTCGACCTGAAATGTTCATCCGGCGGCTCGATGCCATGATATGTCATGAGCGACGCGAGGGCGCCGTGGCGATCTGGATTCGCCGCCATATTCGCAATGGCGAAGTTGAAGGGGGTGCGTCCACCCCCTCCCCACATATACGAAGGGTCGTTGTAGTCCTGATCTTCGAGGGCCATTTACATCTCCTACGCGAACATCGCTCCCAGGCTCCCCAACCCTCCCATCATATTTGAGAATGGGGAGTTTGAGCCTCCAAAGAGTGAGCTGCCTATGCTCGCAATTCCAATCGCTTGTTGGAGTGGGGACATCTGCGCCGTCCCCGTACCGGAGGATGTTGTTGTTCCTCCGGGGATCGCTGACGACAGGCCGAGAAGCTGCTCCGCCATCGTGATCGGCTGCATTTGAGGAAAGAGCTGGCTCTGGAAGCCATACGTCGCGAGAGCCTGGTTCAGCGCTTGTTGCACATCACCCACGCCTGACATAGTCGTAGCAGGAATGACCTGCGCTTCCGCGACGCCGGGTGCCACCGCAGCGCCCTTCGCAATCTGGTCCAGGGCGTTTTGATAGTTCTGGCTGACCATGCTATTCACAGTTCCCGCGACCTGCTGCTGTTCGTTCTGGGAAGCAATGCCCTCTGCAATCCCCTGTCTGGAGCCCCCGAAGCCACCAACGCCCGCGGCTCCGCTCGCAATACCTGGGAGGACGGTTTGAGTGAAGTTGCGCTGAATGGGATCGAGAGCGTAGTTTATCGAGCCCATGAGGCCAGGGTTCGTGTTCGGGTCGAGCGCGGCACCTGAGGTGAGGAAATTCGTCCCCTGGGCGGCATTCTGTACCACTCCCTGCTGCGTTGGAGTGGCCCCGATTGCCATAGCCTGTCCAGCTTGTTGCGCCGGCGTGAACCCCGCAATAGGCGCCTGCGATGGAAGCTGAATACCTCCGCTTCCTGCATACTGCTGCGCGAAGGGCATTCCAAGGTTAATCAACTGCTGTTGCTGCGCGCTAGGCGTTGACGTTGTCGTTGCCTGCTGCTGACTGCTCGAGCTTCCGCCCATCTTAGTTCTCCCGTCCGATCGTTCCGACAGGAATCACGATCACTGACTGCACATCCCGCGCCGCGACGAGGCGCCTGAGCTTCCTGCTCCACCCTTCGCGGCCTGTAATTTCCACATCACAGCACCCATGTTGCTGCGCGAACCTCCGGAACACATCGACAATCACCTCTAGCATCCCATCCAGCCCTGTCCCGAAAGCCCACAAAACCCTCAACGTCTTGATCCCCGAAGGATAGGTATCCAGCCTCGTGAAAATTATGAGGTCCGTCCCCGCCGTCCACACCTGGATCTTCTGACCTACAATATCATCGACCAAACTTTTTTCAGAGAAGTATCGTCCGAACCTCACATCCTCTCCAATCCGCGTGCGGATTTCTTCCCAATTCTCATGGACCTGCTCCACCGACAGCCAGCACATCAGAGTGCTATCAACCGATGAACTTCCAGCCTGTAGACTTGTAGACATACAATCCTTCCCCGCTTGCGATGGGAGGATGAGTACCGTCGGAGTAGAACAGAAGCCCCACTCGAGGATTCGTTGGCACCCTCGACTGCGGCACGAACTGGGTCAATTGAGATCCAGCCATGACCCTCGAGAGCTTTTGGAACTCAATATAAGCCCACTGAATACCCCCCTGGATCTGCTGGTCGCTGAAGCTCGGCGGCGCCGCAGGGGTGTAGATGACTGCTCGTGGTGTCTCGACCATCAGAATTTACCTGCTATTGCCAGATCCATCTTATAGCCATCGAGACGGAAATCCGCCAGAGACGAGAACTGCAGCGCGATCGACCTTCCTTGCCCGAACGTCCCATCGACCTTGATCTGGGTGTTTGGATCGAAGGTGACCGGAGCGTTCCACCTTATCGGACCGTTCGGAGTATCCTGATATCCCACCTGGATTTGGATGGGCGACGGCGCCACCACCTTCGGCCACAGGTTTTGGATCATCTTCCGATGCTGGAAGTCCTCGATCCATTCGCCTTGACGTGTTCGTCCTAGCACTCCCAGATCTAACCTCTGCAGGATACCGTTAAAGTTCACCCCATTTCGAAGCGGGGTATCATCGAGCATGTAGAACTGTTTGTTCGTATGATCACACACGATCACCTTCCGACGAAACTGTGTGGACCACGGATCGATGTCGGAGTTCCAGGGTATCGTAGCATCAACCCACTTCGTTCCTGGGGAGGCGACGAACGTTCCAATCGCTCCTCGAGTGAACGAGATGTCCGCTTCGGAGATGGCATTATATCGATAGTTCCAGATGAGGGCCCGATTTGGTGGAATCGTCCCATCCGCGTTCACGGGGGCGCCCGAAGACGGATAGCAGACCCATATCTCCTCATATGGCGGATTCGAGAGGAGGAAAGAGTTCACATATGCCGTCGGATGGAGCTGATTAAAGAGGTATCTCTTATAGCGCCGGTTCAGCAACGGCTCAGCCACAAAGCCATTATGAAGAACCAAATCATCCTGAGAGAGGAAAACGTGCTTCAGTCCATCCCCCGTGAGGGCCACGCAATTCGCGGTCAGGAGCCCAGCAGTCTCGAGGAAAACTTGATCTTGGAAGATGTATGTTCCTCCAACGAACACAAACCTCCAAACGGAATTCTCCTTGTAGACGAAGAATTGGCCTCCCAGCTCCTGCCCATCCATGATTTGGCCGGAATCCACATCCCCAAGAAAAACCCGGCCAGCGTTGTGGGTGGGGTCGCCGAAATCCCACGTCGTCGGGAGGGAGCCGGGCTGCGCCTCGTTCGACCATCGGACTTCATGCGGTGACACGCCGCCGGAGCCGGTGATATTCAACGCGAGCAGATAGACGAGGAAGCTCCGTATGACCTTGCACGTCACCGGATGGTCGGGATGCGTTCCCCAATTCGTCAAGTCGGCCATGAGCTGAGGGGTGATCGAATCATATTTCGCCCAGAACTGGGGAGGATCCGTCCCATTATTCATCACCGGAACGCCACCTATAATCGTCCCGTTCCATTGCGGGAGGTTCGGGGCGGTGTAGGCTCCGGGTGTTTTGCTGATCTTGGTGTTTGAGGTTCCGTCCCACACCCAGATATCCGTCGGGGAAGCCCAGAGCCAGAAGGGCTGCGCTGGCGCGGATACATATAGGATAAAGTTCGGACTCTGAGCCACGGGGCTATTGAACCTCGAGGACCACCCCTTCAGCTTCTCCACACCATTCGCAAAATACCTCACGTTATTGTTGAAGGACCAAGCTTCCGGGGGAGTTTGGTATGCGGGAACATCCACAATACCACCCACGGAGGCCAGATTATCTATCTCGATCTCAGGCATCACTTACACTTTTCTATCAGCTTCGCGATTAGGAGATCATTCTTCTCGAGCTCTCTCGTCGTCCGATCGTAGGTCTTGTTTAGCGAGATGTACATGAAGCCGAGGAAGATGAGATTTAAGAGGAGAAGCATGAAAAAGGCCGGATGGCCCTTCAATCCATCTATCATGGACTGGAAGACCTTCACACCCTCCTCTCCAATCCCAGGGTTCATTATATGAACTCCCAATCCACCTTTCCCTTCCCATTCAACCCCAGAGCTCGATCCATCGCTGGCGACACATCGAGTCCAGCTTTGTTCGTTTTCCTCCCCCTCATATCCGTCCCCGTCTCAGCCTGCGGTCGAGTATTCGTTTCCCAATAGGGATCGTTCGTGTTCCAGGGCCCGACATCCCAGATCTCCCCCACGGCGGACACGTTCACCTCCCGGTTATACACCTTTACCCTCGGCCGAGAGCCCTTGAATTTGTAGGGAAGGGCGACATACATATCCGTGTCGTTTAGGGTCTTTTTCGGATCGTAGGCCGAGGTGTTGGGGTCTGCCTTCCCTCCAAACTTCGTACACACGATGTCGGTTTGGTTCCAGGGGATTGGAGCTGGGCTCTGCGTCTGGTCCTCGGGATCGATCGGGACTGCAGCGTTCACAGGAGTGGCAACTCCTGCGATCGCATCACAGATGGCGGAGAAATTCGCCCGATAGAGGTTCGCGTCGGTGGAGGAGTCGACGAAACACACCTCAAGCAAAATCGCCGGCTTTTTGGTGTTGTTGAGGAAGTACAAGTCCGTGCGCTTCTTGGCGCCCCGATTTACGAGTCCTCCCGCTTCGGACATCGCCATCGACACAGCAGCCGCCAACTCGCCTTGGCTGACGTACAACACCTCACATCCCATCGGCTTCGATGTGGTTTGATAGGCGTTGAAGTGAACGCTCACATCATACTCACGTGCTTGAGCATTGTGGTAGTCCACAATGGTCTTGAGGTTCTGGCTCTGGGTGGTGGAAGTGTCGTCGTGGAATGTCTTCACCTCCACTCCCAGATTGCGGAGCAAGACCGCAACCTCCTCCACAACGCGGCGCGCCTCGTCCACCTCATCGAGATAGCCCTTCGCGCCGCGGACCTTGGCGCCGTGACCTGAGGATATGACAATCCTCACGGCGCTTTCCCCGGGTTCTCGTGCCAACCGAGCATGGACTGCCCGCCCATATCCATCGTGCCGGGCTCCTCCATGCTATCGTTGTTCATCGCCGGCGGCTTATCTCCAGACGGGATTTCCCGTCTCTGCGGCATCTGCCGCTTCCCGATTGTCTTATGGCCGGGAGCTTCGCCATTCTTGCCATGTCCGGCACTCGCGCTGGGAACGTGACCCACGAGCTTCCCTCCGTGCGGGCTCTTCTCTCCACTTTCGTGGAAATGAGAATACCCGCTGTCAGGATTTTCGTTGTGACCTTTCGCCATCAGAAATCTCCTTCCTTCTCTGCTCTCTTCTCCGCTTTCGACTCGGTCCGCTCGTGTTCGGCGAACCGTTTCATCTCGGTATGGCCATGGGCCTCATACGGCTTCGTGAGGCCTTTGATTTGATCCCAGTCCACCTGCGGTGGACTGGAGGAAGAGTCCTTCCCGGCGTGCGCCGTCGTCTCCCAGTCGATGTTCTTGCCGGAAGTTTCCTTCTCAGCAAAGTGGGAGTATTTTGGGTCGCTTCCGTGGTGGCCACCCTCGACTGGTCTCTCCCCCAGCACATCCTTAAACCAGCCCTTTTGCTCTGGCATAGAAGTCTTCCTTTCATTCGACAACGAGAAGTTTGTTGAGGACGAGGGTGGGTTGGAGGTTATTATGCGCTCCACCTCCACCAGAGTTCGTCGTGAGGCCGGACACGGACCAAGCGCGGGTGTCGTTGATGGTCACGGATGAGTTGCCGCCATCATTCGTATGGCTGGCACCACCTACCTGCGGACCGAACGTCCCACCTTGATCGTGAGCAGAAGTGGAAGCGGTAATGGTTCCGGAGGATACGGAGGCGGAGCCCGAAATGCCCAACTGGGGGACTTCGCTCGTGGTGAGGGTATGAGATATCTCACCGAGGAAGAAGCCGACGACGGCGGCCGTCCAGATGCCAGCGCCTGCATCTGGCGCCGCGAGAACCCTCGCTCTCACATCGAACGTGTTCCCCGCTCCCATTACAGCTACGTATTCGGGGTAGTTCGCGGCATTCAGAATCTGCCCATTCGGGAGCTCGTATCCCGTCGGCGGCGCCACGCTCCCGCTCCAGGTGATGATCGAGCCCACAGGAACCCTCGGAACTCTCATCGCAAACCACGCCGTGCCGGACCATATCACCTCCGTAATATGACCGGGAATGCAGCGCCGCGCCTTGCTCAATCCAGCATACTCTCCACTCTGGATCGTCCCCGCTGAGGGGAGGATGAAGAATGGATTTGTCCCCGTATTCAATTTGATAAGCCGACAGCTCCATCCCGCATTCACCGCCGTGAGCGCCGGGAGGGTTACATTCTGCACCGCGCTCGTCGTGTCGATGGTGACGAGAGCGTTTTGATGCGCGATGGTCAGAGCGACGGTGTTGACGGGAGGAGCGGATGGGAGATAGAATGGCGCCGCAGCGCCGGGGAACGTATTCTGCAAAACACTCTTAATCAGCCTGAGGTGGTCCGCTCCCTGGCTCTCGAGATCAGAGGACGGCGGGTTCCCTGGAACCAGACCGGCTATGTATGTTGCAGATTCGAGGCCCATTACAGTCGCGCCCCCATATGGAACGAGCGGCCCGCAATCTCTCTTTCATAAAGGAGGGCCTGGAAGGCCTTAATCGCTCCTCGAGAGTTCGGCATATCCAGCCCCTGGGGGTTTCCGTAGAGAATAACGTTGAACAGCGCCGTGGCATCGGGATCTCGAGCGGTCATTGCCATCCGCCTCCCCGCGAGTCCGATGAGGAGCTGCGGCGCATTCGTCAACCACCCATTCACCGTATTCGCCCCACCTACCGGGAGGTCATGTGTGAAGTATGACCACGTGAGGTTATATTGTTTGTCAGGGCCGGGATATATCCGGATGGTGGATTTTCGAAGGACGTAAGCGGCGGGGGTGCCGGGAGTGAAACTCGTATCCTCCGACTGGATTATCTCCACGTTCCCCTGCCACCACACCTTCCTCGGACCGAAGAAGAACTGCTCCGCTTGCTTCAGGTCGAACTTCTTCAGGTAGACCGCAGGCCCCGGCTGATTTTGGTAAAAGCGCAAGTTCCCGTCTTGGCTGTCCGACTCCTTGATGAAGTTTGAAGGGAGGGGATACTCCTGAGGAGTGGCCACCGGGGGATTCGGAGGATTGATCACGAAGGACTGATCCTCCTGCAGCAGCCACCACGGCAGAGTATCTCCCTTTTCCAGCTCATCTTGTTGGAATTGGAGGTTGTTGATGATGGACTGGGTCAGGTCCGTGCGGAAGCCCATATTTTCCTGAATCTGTGAGACTGCAGTATCACGGTCCATCAGCAGGCACTCCCACAGGTGTTGATGATCGAACTCGACCATTGCTGCGCGGCCCAGATATTCCCCGTCACGGAGGTGTAATGAGCGCCGTCGGTGTAGGTATTCGCTACCCCACCCCCTGGAATGGCGTCCATATTCGGACCGACGAAGTTATGTGTATCGCCGCCGACGTTCGTTGCTGCCTGGGCAATGGTATCGGGGCAGGTGAAGGGGGGACTCGCGCCGCCATGCACACCGTTGCCGAACGTCCCACTAGTTTGATTGTAGGTGTCTTGAGAAATAATCCACTGGTCATTCGCTCGAGCTGCCGCCAGCCCACGTTCATACGAGATCACAGCACGGAGGTTCGAGGCGTAGGTTGCTAGAGAAATCCCCCCAACACAATCCGCCTGACCTTGTTGGTATAGCCATGCTCGCGGCGTGATGCCGAGGGTAGTGAGCCATTGCGCTGCGATCTGAAGTCTGAGGTTCGTTCTTCCTAGAGTAGAGCCCGCCGGACACGGGGCGGCTGAGGAAACCGGCGCCCACTCACATACGGAGGACCCTCCAATGCCCACCGTGATCAAGCCAACGCCGGACGTTCCATACTTCCCACCTGCACCCCCCGTTCCTGAAATCAGCTGATCACACAACCTGCTCAACCATCCGAGATCGGCTCCATTGACCTGAATGGTAGCTCCGATGACAGGGTCGGAGGCGATGTAGTAGTTGCCGTTATACGGGGAGAGATTGATGCACTTCGCACCATTTGTGGGGAAGTAGTATGTTGTAAGAGGAGGGACGGATACATTAACGATGTGCGATTGCCCTACCGCTACGAACCATGCAATTGACGGAACATTCGAAGGGAAGACTTGGATCTTCCCGGCAGCAGACCATTGAATCGGGCCGAAACTACCTGCGGCGGTGTTGATATCCGGGAGGCCATACACATTCCGATCGTCGGGACGCCCCGCCTCACGGGCGCCTACAGCGCCCACCAGGACCGTAAGGAGAGCGAGAGCTGTGAAGGTCTTCATTGTCCCCTCGTGTCCGCCCAGCCCGTCACGGTGAAATCCGCCTGATCTCCCGACGCCCGCGTGCTGACGAAGCGGAGCTGACCAGTTGTGTTCGAGTAGATTTGGACCTGGGCACAATTTCCGTTAGTCGATCCAGCCCAAATCGTCGAGGCGCCGTAACCTGCGATGGGATCCGGGCTCATTAAACCCGGACCGAAGATGAACATTGATGTCGTAAGGGAAGGGTTGAAGATACACGAATTTCCGATGATTTTTAGAGAAAGGCCGTTCGGGAAGGAGGTGAAGGTGAACGAAACTCCAGCCGAACTCACCGCCTGCGCCGCGAAATCATGCTGCGGGACCTTCAAGAGAAAATCGTTCCCGAGTTGGGTGAAGAGGAGATTGTTGCCCCCTTTTCGCACAATCGCCCCAATGCGGCGCTTGAGAGTGTACGTGCCCCCCGGTCGGGTCATGGTGGGAGAGGTAGCCGACGCAGAACACAGGATATCATTCACGGAACCTGTGGAGATTAACCAAATCCACCACGTGCCATCGGCGATCGCTCCAGGGCCTTCAAGACATCCGCTCGAGCTTCCCGTGGCCCACAGGACCGTCAGATCCTTCGCCGTCTGGCCCACGAAGTTGATGAGGGCGGTGTTTCCGCTATCCGCCGCCGAGCCAGCGCCCACATCAATCTGGTTTGTGTTCGTGCCTCCCGTATTCTGCATGAGGAGGCCGGATAGATAGTTCGGCGGTGTCCCGCCCGCGATGGCGGTCCCGCCTCCCGATACCGTCCACTGGGAGCCGTTGCAATATGCTTGGACGTGGAGCGACCCTCCCCCCGCAATCACGGCGCCGAAGCTATTCGTCGTCGAATCTGTGACGGAGGCGACACTTCCATCACTTGTCGAATTACACGTCGCCAGCCCCGCAAAGGTCTGCGGTCCGTTCTGCACCACCCCCACACCGGGGTCCGTGGGATTGGAGGTGGACCCGACGTACAAACCTTTCTTTAAGGTCGCTGCAAGGGTAGTGCTGATCGAGTTTATGGGGGTTACAAAGAACTGATAAAACGCATCATGGCTCGAGGATGACCACGCCTGGGCAGCGGTAACTCGAACGATAGCTTGATTGCCCGTGAAACCAGGAATGCTCGTATCATACCCTCCCCAAGCGAATTGGCCGAGGGTGAAGGGAACCGAGCCTCCTGTCGTGGTGGTTGCGGGGACCGCGCCAGTCCCACCCACGTTCCAGAAATTGATAGTATCGGCGTAGTTGAAGCCGTTTGAATAGCTGTAGAGATTGAGGACAGCAGCATTCCCTGACGCCCCCGAGTCGGCAGGGAAGAGATTGAGCATAGACTGCGCGCCTGCGGTCGGATTCGATGTGACGCTGGATCCAGCAGCGTTCGAGTTCAGCGATTTCGACCAGACTCCGTCGCCTCGAAGGAACCACTGAGAGGTTGGGGATGCAGGAGGACTCGGCAGCGCCCCCGCTGCCCATTGGAGAGTTGCCGTACTTGTCCCGGCGTTCCAGGATTGAACGACCAAAGATTGCCCGGCAGCCGGAGGGCTCGCGGGGAAGTTGAGGACTTGGTTCGCAGTTGGGGATGGGGCTGCGCCGATGCCGAAGAAGTTCCCGTTGACTCCTCCGTAGAAGTATAGAAAGCCCGGGGCCGGCCCTCCCGGGACACCAGGAGGAGACCCCAGCTGTGGACCGGCGGAAGCAATCCACCCTCCGATGCCGTTGGTGCTCCGCCAAGGCAGCGTTCCGAAAAGGTTGCCGAAGCTCTGGTCGAACACACCTCCCACGCCGCCGAGGGCGGCTGGACGACACTGGCCCGCGGAGGACGTTGGGTTCGCCCACACTTGGCCCGCAGCGCACTGGCCGGCGGGTTGAGCGCCTGCGGTGCCTACGAGAGCGAGCAGCGCAACACCTGCAAGGAGGATCTTCTTCATCCCACACCCCTCACGAGCCATTTGTTCGGTGGATCGGGCCGGAGGGCGAGCACACCGAAGTTCGAGAAAATCGTAGGAGTCACGGTGCCGTAGTCGAAGCTATCCCCCACCGCAGGAGCGGGCGTGATGGGCGCGGCGCTTGCATTTCCAAACATATCATAGATCACCAGGTCGAGGCCGGTGATGTTCGCAGCGCTCCACGCCGCGACGGACGGCAGACTGACCGTCACGGAGGTCTGGCCTCGAGTATCCACGCCCACCTCGAGGTCCGTCGTCAGGATAGGGATGACAGGAGATGAAGCGGGCTTTCGGACCGTGGGGATGGGCGGCGGCGTCACCCCACTCGCATTCGAGGCTCCGAAGTCATATGCGTTCATTCGAGAGGTCATGGAGGCCTCACGTTTGAGTGTAGTAGATCCTCCCACTCACCTGCACGGCGGCGGAGAGGATGAGAGCGTAGGATGCCCCGACCTGACTATTATACCACGCGATGGTGTCGTAGTCGAGGATAAGGGCGCCCGAGGGGAGAAATGGCATCGGACCATCGTTTATGATGATGTTCCCCGGCGGCGGCCCCACATCCGAGATCGTGACGTTCACAGCCGCTGCTGCGACAAGCCACAGCTTGTAAATCCGGATGTATTGTCCCGGCTTCGCGGGGATAATGATATTCGACCCGATCGTGTTCACGTTGACGAGAGCAGTGGTTAATCGAGGCGGGTCGTAGATAGTTGTTCCAGGCATGGCGCGGACCTCCCTCGAAGATGGGGCGAGATAGCTACACTATTTCGCCCCAAATTCGTCCGACCTCACTTACTGAACCACTTCGGCACAGCGAGCTTCATGAGGGAGAAGAGGAAAGTCACACTCCCCGCTGCGAGGGTCGCGACGGTGGCGCCCCCATCGTTCGCATGGGCATTGAGGGTGATGGCGGAAGCGGAGGTGTTGATTAGAGCGTGGACCCGAGAATCCGTCATCGACATCGCGCCCACGCCGGTCAGGGGAGGCAGCGTCACCGTCTGCGGCGCCGCGGCGCCGAACGCCAGGATGACCGGCATTGTGGTGGCCGTGAGAGCCAACGCGCCCGTCAAATTGATAAGCGAGTTCGCCCACTGCATGTTCTGCATTTCCTTACTATCATAGATCTGCGTGCCTTGGAGAATTGAACGAGGCATCGGAATCCCTCCTACCCTCGAAGAGGGAGGGTGTGGGGCACCCTCCGTACCCAACCCGCCTTTCGCGCCGACTTACGTCGACGAGATATTGCCGAGATAGGCGCAGGTCAGGCCACCTCGGTCAACCATGATAGAACAGTCCGTCTGGACGAAGCCTCGCCGCACATCCTCATCCGGCAACTGCACATCATCCTTCACCTTCGTGTCCCGGCCCTTCATGCACACGTACTTCAGGGAGGCGAAGTCGATGGCGAACATCGACTTTCTATACAAACCATGGAGGGACAGGAGAGGATGGCTTCGTAGCAACAACCTCCCACGGGGGAGGATGAACTCCTTGAAATCAAGACCGTAGATTTTGATTTCCTGGGAGAAGTTGATGCGAAGGTTCGTCGAAGCCTGGACGATCTTGTTCAGCTCGATGATCGCCTGATTGCCGGCGAAACAGATTCTCGTATCCCCGCCCTCCGTATCAAAGTTGAACATGGGGTTCACGGCGTCGAGGAATGTTGACACTGTCGTGGGGACAGTGTATATTGTCGTGTTCGTCGCAGGGATGAACGTTCGGAGCCCGCCCATGAAGCGGAGGGGCTTTCCATTATCCCCCACGGTTTGAAATGGTGCGCCGTTGAAGAGGAACGCCATTTCGATGTCGCGGGCGTGATCGAACATCTTGCGTTTCTTATCATTCGACCACGCGTTCCCGGTACGGGCGAACGTCTCGTTCACGGTGCCCGTCAGCTCATACGTGTCCTTGAAGATCTGGGTGTAGTTCTTGAATTCGATCGGGTTCCGGGACACGGCGGTAGGTGCGCCGGTGCCTTCAGCAAAGGACGATCCGATCTTCGTCAGATTTGAGCCGGAGGCGATGGCGCCCGGCGTCGTACCCTGCACGCCGCGGAGCGCGACGAACTGGGTGTCGCTCAATACGTTCTGGACCTGGATGCGCTCGAGGGTCGTGATATCCACCACATCCGCCGCACCCTCGACCAGGAGCACATCTCCAGGTTTCAGATGAAGGGCGGACGACCACACGGCGCCGGCGGTGGTGTTCGTGGGATCGGCTGACACGATGGTGACTGTGGTGTCGGTGGCCACGAGGGCGCCGGAGGTCGCAGCGCGCCACAGCGTATTCGGCTCTGACCACCATTGGAACTGGGGATCGTTGACCGTCTTCTTACCCGCCTTCCCTGTTAGGGCGAAGATGGGCGCCGTGCCGTTCGGGTTGTAGAAAAGGATTGACTCGCGGAAGTCGGTGGGGCGCTCATCCGGTCCCCAATCGCCCGTTCCGCGCAGCCCAGCGACTGCACCAGTCATGACTCATTCCTATTCGTCGAAGGATTGCCCCATTCCACTCCAGGGGTTGTCCTGACCTTGGCCCGCTGGCGTCCGAGGTGCCCCGTGGCCGACTCCTCCAGCCGGCGAAAACGCGGGCGCTCGAGGAGCGCGCTGGCCATTCCCGCGAGCTGCGCCCGCGGCGTTTAATGGAAGTCCAAGCTGCTGGCACACATACCTTCCTACGAACTGGATCGCCTGGTCCCTCGGAACCTGCGGGTTCATGCTTCGGAAGGTCGCGGCAACCTGAGCCACGACGTTCTGAACACTCGCATCCCGCATGTTGATCTGGGGGAATGCAGCTGAGAAGGCGTCGACGGCCTGATTATTCTGACTGCTTTCATTCAGGTACCCTGCGATCATTTGCGGGACCATATTCGCAATCTGATTGATCGTGGTCGTCGCGGCTTCATAGTACAGCTGAGCGCCCAAGCGACTGAGGATGTTCGGCAGCGCCGCCACGGCGTCGTTTTCGAGTGCCGTGATCTCGTCCTTCAGCAGCTCGACCTTGAAGCGCCCGTTTGCGAGCGCGGAGACGATGTCGTTCCGCGAACGCTGCAGCTCTCCAAGGAGTTCACGCGGGGTCTGGGGAGAAGGAGCCCCAATCCTCGCCGGCGCCTGCTGCGTCCCTTCCACTGGCTGCTGAGGCTGCTGGGGAGGTTGTGTCCCTGGCGCCTGAGTCGGCTGGGCGGTTTTCGGGGCTGCTGGCGCTCCCGGCTGCGGAGGCGCAGCGCGAGAAGGAGTGGGCGGGGAAGCGGGGGCACGAGTCGGTGCCGCTTCCTCGGATGGGGGAGTTTCAGGAGGTGAGGCCTCCCCGGGAATTTCGACCCCATCCAGGTCGCCCATAGTGTTGAATTCGGTCGGGAGGGTGAAGGGGTCGCTAGACTCTCCAGCGCCCGCATCCACTGGCCCACCTTCGGTGGGAAGATCACCCATCATTCATCTCCCGTTAGATCCATGTCGGAACCCGCGTACTTCTTACTGATCGCGTCGGCATCCTGTAGAATACTGCCGACAATCCCCCTTGCGAGACGCAATCCCATAATCGCCCCCTTATCTGCTTCCGATTTCAACACGCCGTCAATCCCTCCCCCTGGGCTTAGAACTGCATTCACCTTCGTGTTGATATGCTCGTCGAGGATGGAGATATAGATCTTCCAGCCCTCCAAGGCTGTCAGGGGCCGTAGCTTGCTCGCTAGTTTGAGGCTGTGTTTTTCATCCTCGTGGGGGGGCATTAGAATGGACCCCCACCCAGGTTAGGTTGGGAGGAGGATAGATCAAGTCCCGCAGGGGACGTGCCGCCGGAGTTCATCGCGCCCGCCATCGCCTGCTGTCCTCTGCCACCAATCGGTAATGGTACCACATTCCCATTCCCCTGCAGGTTCGGGTTTGCCCCAGGTGGCATCACCTGCACGCGGAACTGATTGAAGTTCCGGATGCCACAGAGATTCCCGATATAGGCGAAGAGCTTCCAAAAATCGAGCTGCTGCATGAGCGGGGGAATTTGCCGCGCTTGCCCGAGGATCTGCTGCCACAGGTTAGCAAGCGCCAGCCTGTCGATGGGGAGTGTGCCGTCGACGGGAACCAGATCGTAGAAGCCTGAAATCATGTCGGGCGTTACACTGATGAAGCGCTGCGCATCGTTCGCCAGGCTCCCCATAATCCGCAGTTCGAACTCATCATCAAACCACTGCTGGCTTTGTTGGACCAGCTTCGTGGCGTGAGGAGACATCCCCATCGCGGAACACCACTCGGCGAGGGTCTTCTGGCGATTGACTCCGAAGCCAGTGGACGTTCTGACTTCCGTCGCTGTCTTCCGCCCGCCCGCGAGGGCGCCGAACATTTGATCGTTGATGCCCGTTACCTTCTCCCCGAAATCGAAGACCGTTTCGATGTCCGCGATGTGGGTTCTGGTAACGTCTTGAACAGGGACCTGATAGAAGAAGTTTCGAATATCTCCTCCATACGCCTCAGGGCGGAGTCGATAGATGAAGCCTGGACCTCCATCCTCTGCATCTCGGATAACAATTTTCGACGGGTCGATGATGAATTGATTGTTGAGAGAAGCTCGTACGTTGTAGAAATGTGTGTTGATGAGCCAGTCGAGAGTGTTTTGGATATCTCGAGCAACCTCCGGAATTCCTCTTGCCCAGAGTCCATAGCCCTCGATCTCCGCGGTCATGACATCAAATGGGAATTTCCCATGGGCGGCACCGAGGGGCTGCGCTCCGATTATCAATGACAAGTCGCCCGTGATGGTGAAGACCCACTTTTCAGGATACTCCGAGTCCCCGAGACCCCATTCCTTCTGCATCAGATCTACGTACACCTCGTACACGTAGAAAGCCATCGGATGGCCCTGGTCCTCCGCGTCGAGGATGAAGCCGGGGATCTCGGGGCGCTCGAGGATCGACGATCCCATGTTCACGAGTTGGGAGGGAGCGAAGCGGGACGTGACGAATTCGGTGTTCATATAGTAGCCAAGGTTCCGGCGCCGGATCATCTCGTTCCAGCCCAGGACAAAACGGCGCGCGCAATACTCGCCCTTTTGGAAATCATAGAGGGGAAAGCGAGGGTCGTGGTAGAAATCGAAAGGACTGACATTGAAGAGTTTATTTCCTCGGTATCCTGGGACCTGGATGGATTCCTGGACCTTCGATGTCTTCCCTTTCAAGGGATCAGTGACCTCTGCGATCTGGGAGAACTGAACTATCTCGTCCTGCCACCAGTTTGCGATGATCCCCGTTCCATACTTACAGCAGTCCATGACCCAGATGTAATAGGGGACCAGCATCAGGCCCGTTTCGACTTGGTAGCCGATCAGGGCCTCGACGGCCTGGACCTGCTGCTCGCCTTCACCATGGCGGGCTTGGAATTGATGAACAGGGGATCTGGAGAAGAAGACGGAGGTGAGATAGGTGTGCGCTGCCATAGTCAGCGCGTAAGAATAGGGGAGCTGGAGAGTTGTGTAGGTTTGATAGCCTTCCCGATCTCTCTTCCCCCGGCGGGAGGCGTCGATATCCGTCTCCGGGATGTAAGCAAGGATCCTCTCCTCGGCTTTCTGCCACTTTTCCACTTGTTTCGCGCGGGCGCGTTCCGCAAACCTAATCCGCGCCGTGAGCATCGAAATAATCTTCTGGTGGAGTGGAGATCCCTTCGGGATCTCTCTTGTCATACCGGGCATGGGACGAACACTCTGCTGCGCTGCCACCTTCGGTGGCCGCTCATGGACACCCTCGATTGAATTTCACCTTCTCAACTCCCGTATCATCCCCATATTCATCTACAGCCAGCTCGAGGAAGGGGTTGACGATTGATCCAATAGCGAGGGAAGAGCTGTCGAGAATATCATCATGCCCGATTCCGGGACGGTATTCAGTCCACTGGGTGATGAAGGCGGTGTGGGATTTCCGAACATGGATGTGCCGCTGGCTTGCTGGCCCACTGAGCACATTGACAATCCGAGTATGTTTGGATCGAGAGGTACGCTTTGAAATCTCGGAGGTGTCGGTGATGACGAAATAGATCCCGCGGCGCTGCATCTCTTTTTTCAACAACCACTCGAGCGTTCGCTGATACGCAATACTCTCGACGACAATCCTCGCGCAGCCATGACGAAGCGCCAACTCCATCGCGGTGGTGACAGACCAGTTCGGCTCATGCCCACGATTCACTGCTAGGTCGACGAGGTAGTATTCCCCCTTCACTCTCCGCCAGACGGTCTGGGCTTCCCAATCTCGGCCTGAAAGGCCCTTCGCAAGGGCCACATCGGAAGGGGGTGGGACGGGATCAATTGCCAGGACGGTCATTCCGCCTCGAGGAAGCTCATCGTAGTATTGGAGCCAGTCGGCTTTGAGGGGACAGAGTTCCGGCGCCGTGATTTTACATTCCATTTCCCTGAGGAAGGTGGATAGTTTATTCAGGGCAATAGCGGCTTGTTTCTGCTTCTGGAGCTCTTCCGTCGGATAACGCTCCTCCCAAACACTCTTCTGGAATTCAAGCGGGAAGTCCTTCGACTGCTCTGTCCAACATCCGAAGGTGGAGGTTTTCCAGCTCGGCGACTTCGACGCCAGCGCCGAAATGTCCTCAGAGTTGATCGGGGTCTGAAGGATCGCCATTTTCGCATTGGGTGCGTCCGCGGAGGGGGCGAGGGAATTCATCACCGCGCCGAGGACGAGGTCGATGATCTTCTCGCGCTGTTCGGTCGTGGCGGCGTTTTCATCCGTCACCACATCGTCGCACACGATGAGATCTGGACGATAATCATCAAAATTAATGCCGCGGATGTTGCCAGTAATACCAACCCCAAGCACCCATATCGGGGTTTCCTCAATCCCATGATACACTTCCAACTCTGTCTCAGACCATTTCACCCCCGGCCTGAGATCGAATGTCTGAGCAAACGGAGTTTGAGTGTTCGCACCGGTTAGGTCTCGTCGGGCGATGGCCCTCTGGAGCCATCGAACGCTCCGGGTCGCATGGGCTTCGGAGGCCCCGATGTAGAGGATAGTTCGCGATATGCCGTATGCAATCCGCTTCGAGGTAAACAGCCGAAGGGTGGTGGTTTTGCTGCCTCCACGGAAAACCCGTAGATTGACGAAGCGAGAAGCTGGATTCTCGAGATCATACCACACTTCTTTCAGGAAAGGAGGACTGATTTGCCGCGCCGCCTTCGGGAAGAAGTAGCGAGCGTAGAGGTCCGAGTCCACGGCGCAGAGGCGTACAAGTTCCCCAAGACTGATTTTTGTCTGGGCGTCCAAAGGATTACTCCGCTGCGCTGTGGGCGATCAATATTGCGAGATCAAAGCGGCGCCCGCCATCTCCACTGTCCCCGAGGACGAGAGGATGCACACATCAGCGCCCGGGGATGTGCCGGCGCCGAAACTCAGCAGCCCCACACCGAAGTTCAGGATCTGCCCGGCTGCGATGTTCATCCCATTCGCAGCCGTAGTCGAGCCCACGATGGCCTTCGTGTTCGTGCCGCAGAGTGCCCCGGTGCCCTCGACGACAGAGATGCTCACAGGCCCAGAGGGAACAAGGAGGAGGGTGCAGAGATAGTTCTTTTTTCCTTGAACGCCGGATAGGATCTTCGTCGAGGTGGTGATGGAGATGGGGATGGAGACCCGAGGGGCTTGTGTACACGGGTCGTGTGTTTGAGCAGGCGCTGCCTGCGGCAGCGCCATGAGAGCCAGAAGCAGAAAAAGCCGAATCTTCATGGAAGCTCCTCCGACGGTTCACTCACTCTCCATCCTCACAATTCACCCTTCATCCTCAAGGAAGTCGAACAGAGGAAGGAGCGCGGGAGGAGAATTCTCCTCGACCACGCTCACTCCCTCGTCCGACGGAATGGGATGATTGCTCTCGACTTCAACCACCCCACCACCATTGGGTTTATAGGAGGAATATCCTGCTGCGCTGCGACCTACGGTCGCGGTTTCGATGACCCTCATCTCCTCGCTCCGCCGCAGCGCAGCGCGCGCCTCCGCGAGATCACTTGCAGAAACGGGCACGATGACCTGCGTCGCCCCCCCATTGACGTTGACCTGCACCGCGCTGCGACCTTCAGTCGAAGCCCCATACCCCAGCTTCGTCAGAACATTATGTGAAAGTTCAGCAAGCTGGGGAAGCGGAATCGCCTTCCCCTTTTCCTCCAGGATATCTTGCAAAAGGGACAAAGACTTATCCGCCACCCTGGAAAGACGATGAGTAATCACAGCATCCGTCTGCTGCCGGATTTCCTTCCTTCTCTCCTCAAGATGAAACTTGAACAAATCAGAATTAGTCACGTAAACAACCGTCGCAAAAGAAACCCCAAGCTCTTCCGCCAGCTCCTTCTTATCCATCATCGGACAAGCTACCATGACCTCAATCAGATGGAAATACCAGGGCTGCATCCGCATAGGGCTGTAGCGGACCTCAGAATGGGGGGCCTCAAGCGGGACTCGCGGCAGCGCGCTCATGCTTCGATAATGCTGCCGAAGGCAGCATTGTTCCCTGGAATCCTCCCACCGCCCCAAGCTGGATTTCTGAATGGATCAATGTCCGAATGGATCAACGCGGGCCGTCAGGCCCGGGCCCGCACGGGGCGATGGGTTTTTGTCACGTCACTATCGCGGGAGGGG